AGTTTGTCATGCTGGTAACGAGTTGTTGGATATTGAGCCTATAGATTACATTCCGTTTTCTACAGTTTGCCCAATCCCGATACCACATAAGTTTTTTGGATTAAGCGTTGCAGAGACAATACAAGACATTCAGCTTATTCGTTCTACCCTGACTCGTAACTTACTAGACAATATGTACCTTGCCAACAACGGTAGATTCCAAGTTGTTGAGGGTCAGGTAAACATTGACGATCTTTTAACAAATCGTCCAGGTGGAATTGTCCGTACCCGTAGTCCAAGTGCTTTAACCCCTATTCAAACACCTCCTCTGAGTGGTGACAGCTTTAAAATGCTGCAATATTGGGAAGACATCAAAAGTGGACGCACTGGTGTTAATCCTAAAACCCAAGGGTTATCCGCTGACGTTTTAAAAACGCATGTAACAACAGGCGCAGTAACAGCTGCCCTGACAAATGCACAAGGACGGTTGGAACTAGTTGCTAGAATATTTGCTGACACTGGTGTTAGAAACTTATTTAAACAAATTTACAATCTCATTCAACGCTATGAAAATCGTAAGAAAATTGTACGCCTGAACAATGAGTATTTTGAAATCGATCCCGGTAGTTGGCGAGAAGACCTAGATGTAGACGTTGAGGTCGGTATTGGATACGGAGACCAAAATGAAAGGTTGCAAAATATGAGCAATCTTGCTGGTCTTGTAGAAAAAGTGGCTACTCAGACCAAAGGAATTGTTCAGCCCCAGAACATATACAATCTCGTTACTGAAATAGCAAACGAGATGGGCATTAAAAACGTAGATAAGTTTATTAGCCAACCTCCGACAGAACCTATGCCGCTAAGTCCGCAAGAGCAATTAGCACAGGCTCAAGCACAAGCTATGATAACAGAAGCACAGGCGTCTCAGTTAGAAGCTCAGGTAAAAGCTAAAGAATTAGAGCTAAAGTCTGCTAAGATGGAACTAGAACGAATTGAACTTGAACATAATATGGCGTTGAAGAGGGAAGAATTAAAGCTCAAAGGTATAGAGCTAGGTTTTGAAATGAACTCAGATAAAAACATTAAAGCTTAGGAAAAGTCAAATGGCCCGACAAAATAACTACTACAGAGTAAATTCAAGTGAAAACTTGTCTGCTACAACTACCTCTGGAGCAACTCGTTCTGGAGGATGCCCAGCGCAAGTTACTAAAGTAAGAATCGCTACAACTGCTGATGTGTTTGTTAAAATCGGCCCTGGCGCAGACCCTACAGCTACGGTTGCAGCTGGTGTGCTGATAAACTCATCAGATTCAAGCATTTTTACAGTTGTTGAAGCTGACGAAATAGCTGCAATTACTGCCAGCGGAACTGCTACGGTTAATATCACTTGGCTGGAAGGCTAATAGGAGTTTACAATGGCTACGAACAAAAAAATCACTGAGCTTACAGAGTTAGTTGAAGCGGATTTAGCAAACGATGATGTTCTAGCAATTGTAGATGTTAGTGCTGGAGAGACGTTTAAAGTTAGAAAGTCAACTTTGGCATCTGCTTTGGCAGGGGTAGCTACCCTTGCAGCAACGACACCAGTAGCTGTTAATCAATCCACAGGCTCTGTAACAGTAAGTTTAAACACTGTTCCTATTACATCTGGAGGAACTGGTGCTACTTCCGCTGGAGCAGCATTAACTGCCCTAGGCGGTCTTGCTGATCCTATGACCACCAGAGGAGATGTTATTACAAGGGGAGCTTCCGCAACTGGAAGACTTGCAATTGGTTCAGCAAATACAGTTCTTACTACAGACGGAACTGATCCAGCGTGGTCTACTGTTACAAATGCTATGTTGGCGGGTTCAATTGATCTTACATCAAAAGTAACTGGTGCCTTGCCATTAGCCAATGGTGGTACTAATGCTACTTCAGCCGGTGCTGCTAGAACTAGTTTAGGCGCTGCTGCATTAGGAGCAAACTCTGATATTACATCCCTGACCGGATTAACAACTGATCTTGCTATTACTCATGGTGGAACTGGGGCATCTTCAGACTCTGCCGCCAGGACTAACCTAGGAGTTGCAATTGGATCAGACGTTGCTGCTTTTAACGCCGATACGCTCTTTGCAGATGTTAGCGACAACCTTACTGCTGGTTACTCCAGTGATTTTGAGGCAATAGGCAATTCTGGAACGGGTACACAGACGCTTGAGATTGCGACGGCAAAAGAAAACCTTAAAACCCTTACAATTAACGGCAGTTTTACCCTTGCTCCACAAACTGTAAATTCGGTAATTGCAATGGTTACAACCAATGACGGCACAGGTGGCTACACGATTACGACTTCCGGGTTTGACAAAGTTTCTGGAACCTACAACAACGCAGCAGCTGCAAAGCATCTTATGCGCTCTACTGTCATAGACGGCACACAAGTTCTGGAAATCTTGGAGATTGCCTAATGACGCTTATTAACCCACTTTTGGGCAGTAATCTTGTGACAGCAGCATCGTTTGACACCACCCTTATCGGAAATTCTGTTTGGCTAGATGGGTCTGCTGATTTTTTATCAGCAGAGCTAGGAGCAAAAACCAGAACCAAGGCTGTCATTGGAACTTGGATACAGAAAACCGGTTTTTCTACCTCAGATGCTACGATCTTTAGTAAAAAGGGTACAGCACAGTTTGCCATCAGAATGCAAGATCAAAGTAGTAAAGCAGGTAAAATTTCTATCTTTGATTATGATGGGTCTGCAAATCAATACGACGCAGAATCAACTACAATGCTGCTAAGAGACATTGGTTGGTATCATATAATGATATCAATTGATACGACTGCTGATGCAGGAAGCAGATTAAAATATTATATAAACGGCATCGATCAGACCTCTACTCTAACAGTCTCTACTGATTATACTGCAAGTGATAATCCAAGTATAACTGGAGGCAGTGGTGAACCAACTCAATGGGGCGTTGGATATAGTGGTACTTCTCAATTCAATCCATGTTATTTAGCACAATCTTTTATGTTAGATGATGACAGTATACAGAATGGTGATGTAGCTGTTACAGATATTTTAGATTCATTTACATTTGGTACAAATGGTTCGCAATTTGGTCCCAAAGCTGATGCCAATATAGCAACTTTAGCTAGTTCAGCAGGAGGTGACTCATTCTGTCTAGATTTTTCTGACAGTGGAGGAACAGACGCCGCAAATTTAGGCAATGATATTAGCTCTAATAATAATGACTTCACACCTACTAGTATGGCGGCGGCAAATCAGAGTAGCAACACGCCGTCGCTTGTGTTTAGCACCTACAACATCCTTGATGCCAACGCTGCTTATACATCGACTAATGACGGTGCAAACACCTACGTTGTAACTAATGTCGGCGGCGCTGGAATGCGCTCTACAATCCCGATGACAAGCGGAAAGTGGTACTGGGAGCAACGAAACGGCGGGTCGAATGAATGCGGGCCAGCGGTTACCGCCGGACAAGGCTTTGTAAACCTAGCCACTAACGCAATCATAGGCGAAGGTAGCGGTAGCCACAGCGTCTACTTACGATATGACAACATCATACGACAAAACGCCTCAAACGGTTCGAGCATTGGTATTACGAACGGCGCTACGGCAGTCGTGGGCGTGGCGTTCGATGCCGACACTGGAAAAGTTTGGTTTAGAGATTCTAGTGGCTTTGGGTCAAGTGGTGATCCAGCCGCCGGTTCGAATGAACACGCAACACTATCTACAACTTCTGCTCCATTTTTTATTGGTGCCAGAGTTGGTGGCGCAGTTGCAGAACCGTTTCTGAATGCTGGTGGTAATCCAACATTCAATGGTAATGAAACTGCTGGCGGAAACGCTGATGCGAATGGTCACGGTGACTTTAAACTTGGTGCGGTGCCATCTGGTTTCTTGGCGCTTTGTTCTGCAAATGTTGAACCGCAGACAATTCAAGGCGTGGATGGATTCGCAACAACTCTAGCGACCGAATCAAACATAGTTAGTTCAGTCGCAACTTCGCGTGATGGTTGGGGAACAGCTTATGTTGATATCCTCAA